ATACTAACTAAAATATTCTTAACCTTATAATCATTTAAGCAGGCATTTTTTAGTCGCTTTATTGATCCTCCTGACTTTGCTCTAAATGGGAAATATTCTGAGTTGCCGTTCAAAGACTTACTTATGCAAGATTGGTCTATACCTAGCATTTTGGCTATTTCACATTGAGTTTTCTTACCATATAATGTAAGCATCAAAATTTCTAACTGCCTATCAGTTAAAACGTCAGCAGCTATATCCAGTACTCTATTAATAAGCTCCTCACGTAATTCGATCAACTCATCATTGTTTTGCTCAAGTTTTACATGAAAAATGTTAAAGGTTGATGGATCACATGACCTTTCTACATATTTGTACTGATATTTTTCGCATCTCGAGGTATCTCTTATTCTTTTATCCATTTTTACTCTAGCATCTATATATCCAATTCCTCTATCTCAAAGAGCAGGTCTTCAATTGAATAATCCTCTAAACAAGCAGCTGTAAGCCGTTTCAACGCCCCACCATGTCGCTTCCTAACAGGATCATAAACTAAATTTCCATTGAGGATCTTATGGACGGCGCATTGACTCATGTCCAGCAACTCACCAATTTCACTTTGAGTTTTCTTTTCAATAGTCATGATCAACACTTCCATCTGCCTATCTGTTAGCACTTCTTTAGCCACTTCAAATACCCTTTCAAATAGTTTTTCTCGTAATATAGTCAGCTCTTCATTGTTCTGCTCGATAGGGATTATCATATATTCATCCATTGTAATAGGATCCGTTACTATTTCTAAATACTTGAATTGATAGCGATTTGATCTAGACATTTTCATCTCCTTGTTATTATTAGTTATATATCTAGCTAATAATATAATGCTATATAAATGATAGAACACTATTAAAATAAGGATAATTGTTAGGATATTATGAAAAAAAAAATACCAACAGGATTACATGATGCAATTCAGGAGCAAAGTGCAAGAGGATTAGGCTGTGCTGAAATAGTAATTTGGCTAGATGAGCATCATTCAATCAAATCTAGTACTCCTTCTGTTTCACGTTTATTGAAAATTTTAAAAAATGAACGTAAAGAGATTGCACAAAGAATTTATGCAGATGCTGTATCTAAATCAGCAAACAATGACTTAGATATTTTAAATGATGTTATAGTTAAATGTAAAGCGCGTTTTGATATACTTATCGAATCAGGTGCTGATTTCAAAGCAAAAGGGATTGGGGAAGTGCTTTTTAAGTATCTATCTAAACGTATGGATATTTCAGGTCTCAACGAAAAAGATAACAACGATGATTTAGTTAAAGAAGAATTACTTAAAAAACTCGCAGGAATTTAGTTGAAATCGATAAAATCATATCGAGAAAGGTTTCAATCTTTATCAATAGATGATCGAAAAACATTCGTTAATTCTCTATCATCAAAAGAGGCAATATTTCTATATCAAATGCCAGAACTATTTCTATTTGATAAACAACTTATAGAAGGTAATGATTGGCGTTATTATATTTTACAATGTGGAAGAGCTTTTGGTAAATCTCATGCAGGATCTGCTTGGTTGTATAGAAAAATAATAGATGGAGCTAAATGTGTAGCTGTGTGTGTTCCAAGTTTTGGTGACCTACTTCAAGTTGCGGTGCCAGCATTAATGCAATGGTCCCCACCAAATGATAAACCAATTTATAATAAGGTTGAACACGTTCTAAGATATTCAAATGGAGCAGAATGTTGGTGTTATTCATCAGATACTGAATTAAGAGGACCTAATATTGAGTACCTATGGTGTGACGAAGTTGCCAAATGGTGCGAGTCAATTCCTGAGAAGGTAAAAGAACGGTTCGATGTAATGGATTATGCAGTTAGGTCAGGCAAAACTCCTCAAACTATAATAACAACTACCCCAAAACCATTCCCATTAATGAAAGAATGGGTTGAAAAAGCTAAAACTAGCTCATTATATAAAATTCAAACAGGTTCAATGATGGATAATCCATTTTTACCTGAATCATTCAAAAATGCAATGGTAGAACAGTATGATGGAACTAGACTTGGTCGCCAAGAGCTGTGGGGTGAGCTATTAACCGATGTTGAAGGAGCTTTATTTAATCACAAAATGATAGAATCAACACGTATATCAGCAACTGAATTTAGAAACAATGTAAAACTAGAACGTGTTGTAATCGGCGTTGACCCAGCCACATCTGATGGGCAGGACTCCGATCTCACCGGAGTAATAGTTTGCGGCATATTTAAAAACCATGCCTATGTTCTAGCTGATTACAGTTTAAAAGCATCTCCTAACCAATGGGCTAATAAGGTAATAGAAGCTTATAAAACATTTGGAGCTAGCCTTATAGTAGCTGAGAAGAACCAGGGTGGTCAAATGGTTGAAGAGGTTATTAGATCTGTAGCTCGTAATGCAAATATAAAGCTAGTGCAAGCAAAGAAAAGCAAGTTAGTTAGAGCCGAACCAATTGCTGGTATCTATCAACAGCTTAAAGTATCACACGTTGGATGTTTTAAAGAATTAGAAGATGAAATGTGTAGTTACAATGGTAATCCAAAAATGAAATCACCAGATAGATTAGACGCTCTAGTATACTCTTTGATAGAGTTGATGATTAACCCAATATATACTAGTAGAAATTTTGACAACATCGGAGGTTGGTAAATGATAGCTTATAAAACATTAAACCAAAAACACCCAAATTATAACGAATTAGAGATTAGAAAATTACAGCTATTATATAAAGGAGGAACAGAGATATTAGATCATGCCAACCTGTTTATGCCCAGAGAGGCTCTAGAAATAGAGCAACAGTGGATAGCCAGGATGAAATCAGCATATTATAAGAATTATATGAGCGAAATCGTGAATTCATATAGTTCCGAGGTGTTCGAGAAAAACTTTGCAGTAAAACCAGCAGAAGATGCTGAGCTAATTGAAACTAAAGGCGATATTATAGAAAAAGATAATCCTTTTTATAACGAGTTTTTTAAAGATGCTGATCTAAAAGGTAATTCAATAGTAAATATACTAAAGAATGCATTAACTGAAGCTACAGTTACAGGTAAAGCTTTCCTTCAGACTGATTTTCCAAAAACTGATATAAAACCAATGTCATTAGCCGAAGAAGAACAATTAGGATCAGCTCGTGCTTATGTTGTACCTATTCCAACACTTTCTGTAATTGATTGGCATAAGGATGATATAACTGATACATTTGACTTCGTTATTATTAAATCTGAAAGCGCTACAAGGAAATCATTACGAGATGATAGAAGGTTCAGGACAATACAATTTAAAGTATGGGAAAAGGATGATGATGGTGTAGTAAAATACTCAGTTTATGAACTAAAAACCGACAAAGAAGTGGTGGATGAGTCAGAGTTTAGCTTGGTTGAAACAGGTACAGTTTCATTTTCAGAAATACCTATAATTTGTTTAGAATGCCCATCTGAATTGTGCATTGGTGGATTGATAGGAAATTCATGTATTGAGCATTTTAGACGATATAGCTCATTAATTTTTGCACAGAACCGTAATCTGTTTTCAATACCTGTCTTTCAGCAAGGTCCTGAGATAAGCTCAACAGGTGCTCTATCAGTTATTTCAGAAAATGACCAACGTGGCACACAAGCTATTCGACAAATGAGAAGTAAAGGATTTGCTGTAACGGGACCTGAGGACCTAATATATTTTGCAGAACCCACGGGTTCCACTTACCAATTGGTTACACAACAGCTAAGCGAGTTAGTTGACGAGATACATAGGATAACATTTACCATGGCTGCTGCTACATCTACAACTCAAGCTAAATCAGCATTGTCTAAAATGATGGACAATAGAGCCAAAGAGATAGTGTTAACATCGTTTGGGGAATTGATTAAGTCATATGTTATAAAGCTTTATAGTTTGATATCTAACGCGCGTAACGAAAATATTGAGTGGAAGGTCCTAGGTCTTGATGAGTATAAAATAGCTCTAGATAAAGAAATGATTCTTAAAGAGGCAATCAGTATTGATCTAGTAAATATCCCGTCAAAAACGTTCAAGAAAGCTCACTTGAATGAAGTTGCTTTAAACCTTCTTGAGAACGTTACACCACAGGAACAGCTTGTGATTCGATCTGAGATCGCTGAAGCAGTTGAAAGTGGGTTGGTTCAGCTTTATCCAACCGATGATGAATGTGACTGCTCTAGCTCATCTAAAAAGGAATAAATGAATGATGTTCAAAAACAATTAAATAAGCTTGAAGTTAAAGAGAAAAAAACTTTAGAGCTGCTGTTGTTAGGAATGTTAGTAGGAGCTAATTCAGAGAATTTATATAATGTTAACGAGCTAAGTGAAGACTTAGTTGAGGAAATAGATTCTATGCGGCAAGCAGCCTTCGCTATAGCTGATTCTAACTCTACTGAAGTAAAAAAAGTTGATGATAGTGATAGAAGTTTGATTATATTATCAGCATCATTGTATTTGATATCACAGCTAGTAAAGCGTATGCACGTAAGTAAAAAAAAAACATTTGTGGGGAGAGTTAAAGAGAGTGTTACTGGAGTTAAACCTCTAATAAGTCGGGTTGTTAACACCGAATTGTATGATGCCAATTTAAAGAAAATGGTTGGTAATGGTAAGAAAACTACAAAGTATGTTTGGCGCTCAATGAATGATAAACGCGTATGTCAAGTGTGTTCTGGTCGTGATGGTAATGAATATCTTAAAGGAGCTGTACCCGCTTATCCTCATCAAAATTGCCGTTGCTTTATTGAAGTGGTTGGGTAAGCTGCATACCTAATAATACTTAACTATATAATCATAAGATATTTAATATCAAACATAGGATAAAACCTAACAGGAGCAAACAATGAGTGTACTAAAAGGACAAGCGTGGGATACGGCGGATTTACCCAGCCTAGATACAGGTGATGTTTCAGC